ACCGCCCAGCAGGACGCCATCACGGCCGATATCTTCAAACGTGCAGCCCTGGATCTTGAAATCGCAGTGCAGCGTGCCGAAGCCGTAGAGGTGGCTCCAGACCTGGTTCCCGGTGCCGCGCCTGAAACGGCCATTGCGGACCGTGAGTCCCCGGACGCCGTAACTGTTTGTCAGCCCGTCACCCTGGGCGAGGATCCCGCCTGTCCAGCTTCCGTAGATCTCGCTGCCGGCGGTTGCCCCGAAAAGGAACGAGCGGTTGTCATGCAGGTGCGGTTCGATGATCTCGACGCGGTAGACATTCCCCGTCCGGGCATCGATGTGCACTGCGTACCCGCCGGTGTGGAAGATCCGGCAGCGGAACAGGGTGATGTCACTCGCCCCGGGGTGAATGCGGATCGACGAATTCGCCACCAGCGCACTCGAGGACGGATCGCTGAGGCTACTGTAGATTGCCGTCGCGGGTGTCGTGACCTGGCCATCAATCGCCAGTTCGCCGCATCCGGATTTTGCACCCGTAAAGTTAAGGACACCGCGCCCCGCCGGAAGGTTCCCAATTCTCTTGAGAATCGTCCGCGCCGCTCCGTCGCCTTGGAGGTATACGCCCGTGGGAATAGTCAGGTCGAGAACCGGATAAACACCCCACGGCAAATACAACATTCCCCCACCGGCGTTTGCCAGCGAATTCAGGCCATCCTGGATCCAGCCGGTCAGATTCGTTGCCGTAGTCCCAGCGCGCACGGCGGCGTGCTGCGTCTCGGGAATAAAGTCGAGCGCGGACGGACGCTCGCCGAGTTTGTCGCCGAGGCTTCGCGAGATTCGATTAGCAAACTCAGGCATAGGAGATTCCCACTTCTGCGGCGGCGACCGTCCCCGGATCCCCGGGCAGGTAGACTTCACGCCACTGGTTGTTTTCGCTCGTTGAAGCGACGCCGAACTTGTCGATCGTCTGCACCTCGACGAGCAGTGTCTGGCCCAGCAGGTTGTCCACGGGGATGGTCAGCGCCATCGGATTTTCGGGTCCGTCGTTATCGATGGAGTCTGAATCGGCGGCGTAGGAGTAGCTCGGCTCCTGGACGATATAGACGCTGGTCGCATCCGGCGTCACGTCCCACGCCTGATCTACCGTGTGGACGGTGGCGGTGTTCGAAACAATCCGGCGAACCTGGCCCTTGCCGGTCCCGCCAATGATGCGGACCAGCAAGCCGCGCTCCTCGTTTGGCGTCATCCCCGCCGGATAGCTCGCGTTCTGCCACTTCGCATCGCCGATCGTTGTGGAGGAGAATGTCGTCGCCTTGGTGCGGAGGATTAACACGTCTCCGGCCTCGACGCCGTCAGCCAGCGGGGTTCCCGCCACCGTGAATGTGTCCGCCGTGTTTGCGGAGATGATGTAATCGCGGATCTGCGCCGAGCCGTCACTGGCGTCGCTGATGATCGAGACAATGCGGCCCGCCCACTCGTTGGCCGTCCAGCCAGCGCCGGTAATCGTGATCGAAGTGGTCCCGACCGATCCGATCTGCAAGCCATCCACTCCGGAGTGCTTCAGCCGGTAAACCAGCATCCGCACGCGGCTGATTGCGCTCGACGGGAGGGTGTAGTTCCGCACCGCCGCGAGGCTCGTCAGGATGAACGAAGCCGGTGCGCCGGACGCGGCGATTTGTCGGCACAATGAGCCGTAGTTGGTCGAAGCGAAGACCCAGTAGCTGGTCACGCCTGCCGGCCAGGTAATTCCACCGACGGTAATCTGGTTCGTGTTCCCCACGCCCACGCGGATCGTCACTGGCGAGGAGGGCGAAGTCATCTTGCCCGACGCATTCAACCCGTAAACAACGAGCGTGACGTAGCTGTTGGCCGGAATCGTGCCGCCCGTGGTGCCCGATGAGTAGGAGGTGGCGACCGGCGAAGCGTCAGTGTAGAAGTTTGTCACCGGGGCCGCCCCGCTGACCTCGAGCTTCGCCAGCGTTCCTACATCGGCCAGATCCTCGTACACCAAGCGCAGGCCGAAAAACTTTTCGCCCACGCTGTAAAGCGGATTCCCGGCGAGCGGCGTTTCGACGTTGCCGCCCCATGGAGGAACCGGGAGCTTCGAGAAGCCGATCTCCGCCGGCACGGGCGCCGCGGCGACATCGGCGGGTTTCGGGCCGACCGTCAGGTAGTACATCTCATCAGTGGTCGTCCGTCCGGAGACGTCGATCGAATAGTCTCCATTCAACCGCCAACCCGAGATGCGGAACTCGCCGAAGCTATCCGGCATATCGGGATGCGTCATCGAGCAGACCATGCCGGGTTCGACGTTCAGCGCCAGCACCGTCGTCCGAAAGGAGATTCCCCGCGCCTTGCGCTGCTGGGTCAGGTTGTAGCCGCCCAATTCCTCGCGCAGCCGGGTCGTGACAACTCGCGCCGCCTGCGACTTCGAGGGGCAGCCGACCAGATTCATCTCGCTTTTGAGGAACACCGGAGCTGTGGCCCCGCCGATCAACTGCGCCTGGTCGATGTCATAAAGCGTGACCGTATTCCGGATGAACTCGTACTCCTCATCCGCGAAGTTCGCGGTCAGGTGGTTGAAGGTCGGGCGGACGGGTTTCAGCTTCAGGCTGTTAAAGAGGATGTTGCCGTTCGTGAAGGCCTCGACGACGCTGGAGTTATTCCGGATGCCGACCTTCAGGCGGCCGAAGGCGAAGGTGTAGTAGCCGAGCGCGGTCATGAGGATCTCCTGGATCCAGTCGCGCAGGGGCTTCTCTTCCTGGAGAATCCCGTTGAACCGGAAATGTGTCTCGGTTCCCGCGCCCACGACCCTGGTAACACTGGCATCGCAGATCGCGGCCGCCGCGATCGCCGCTGAAACGTCGAAGTACTGTTCGCACTCGGCCGCCGTCGAGAACCGCAAGCCACGCGCGCGGAGCAGGCAGTTGATGGCGATCCACACCGGATTGGTAAGTAGCTGCTGGGTGCGGACTCCGGGGGCACTCCAGACCCAACCGGACAGCCCTTGCGACACCGAGACCTGCATCTGGTGCTGCGTGAGGGCTGTTGGCTGGATCCCTTTCTGGTCGGTGCGGCGGATTTCCGCAAACGCCGTCCCGGCAGCAAAGATCGATGGCGGCGCCGCGCCCGTTTCGGTCAGTACGAACTGGTCACTACTGCCGGCCGGGTCCGTTCCAAGGGCAGTGCGTAGCCCCAGCGGAGCGGGGCCATGAGGGGGCTGGTTGTCGAGCAACTGTTTCAGCGGGTCGGGATCAAAAGCCCCCAGCGGTCCCTCGCCGACGATTCCCAGCGCGTCGTAGAACCCCCCTTCATCACGCCCGGCGATGATCTTGGCGGCCACGGGAATGGAGACGTTCGTGTAGATCTCGGGCACTGTCTGGCTGTAGGCGGAGTCGCCGATAATGCTCGTCGCCGTAATAGCGCGGCGGCCGTTGGCGTTGTCGCGGATACGCACACCCTGGGGCGAGGCAACGATCCCACCGAAGTACCGTTGCATGCCGTGGGAGGCGCAGCCGTTGGCGGTATCGAGACCCTTGTCGCAGGATGCCGGGTTGCCGCCGGAACCGGCTGTCGCATAAGGACAGGCCGGGCCGTTGAACACCTTCCAACAGCCGCGGTCCACTCGGCGGGTCGGATACGGCAGTGTAAGTTCGTAGATCCCGTCGGTCGCGCGGACCGGAAATTCTGGACCGGTGTCGAGGTCCCAGTCGACGGTTTCGCCACGCCAGAGATCCAGTTTGATCCCCTGACCAACGTGGAACAGCGCGAACTCGATGGTGGCCCGCCACAGATCGACGGCGTTGGCGAGGTCGCGCATCACACGATCCGCGTTTCCGAAAACGAAGCTCGCATCGTCGGCGTCGTTGCCAAGCGATTGCGAAATGCTCGACCAAGTGAGCAGCCGAGCCTGATAAAGCTGTCCACCCACGGTGCACCGGCGGTCGGAGACGTAGATCTCTGGATACCCGGTCGCTCGGGCCTGAATCTTGACCAGCGGAATCAATTCCTGAACCTGCGACAAGAGTGCGGTCGAAAGCCCCGCAGAAGGAAACCGCGTCTGCGTCGAGTTCAGTGTGTAGCTGGGCGCCGTCGACGGAATCTCGACAAGAACAACGCCCACAGAGGTGACGGCATTCGACAGATGGTCAAACGTCAGCGGCGCGTTCTCAAACCGGCAGTTGGTGGCCGTCGTGGTTCCGTCGGCGTTCGGCAGCTGAAACGTGAAGGCACCGTACGGCCCACTCATCCCCTCCCAAAAGTCGCGCAGCGCCTCGCGCTCAGTCCGGCTCATCGTGCGCCGGACCACGAAACGCCGTGCGCCGGTGCCCAGATAGAACCGCTGCTCGATCTTCGCGTTTGCAGAGCCAAACTGATGGGTAACGACCGCCGGGTTCACAGTCTGAACGAATGGGTACTCCGCGAGGATCGGGAACACACCCGATGGCGTAATCTCGGGAACGGTGATGGTGCCAAGAGTGTCGGGCATTAGTTCACCTCCACGAGATGGATCTGGATATCGGTTCGCGCCATTCCCATCGACTGCTGCCACTCCCCTTCAAAACGAACGGTGACCCGTCCCGCAGCGCTGGCCCCGGTGAGGTCGTAGTTTGAGCCAATGGGCACAACCGCGAACGGATCGTAGTAATAGAACGGCTCGACTCCTCCCCGCCGGGCCAAGTAGAAGGACCGCAGGGCCGCAAGTGCGGAGGCGGACAACCGGCCAGCGAGGACCCACTTCCGGCGGCTACTCGCAACCTGGAGCCCGCGCTGGGACTCGCCGTTGCGATACTCGTTGCCCTGCAGCGCGATCTCGCGGGTCTGCTGGAAGGCCGTGCAGAGCATCTGCGGAAGCACGGTCACGGGTACGGCATTCGCTATATTTCCTGGCATTGGCTTATGAACTGGCTGAGAACCGTGTATATACAGTTCCGGTATATACTGAAAGCGTGGATAGTCACTTGTCCGGGTTCGATTGGGATGAACATAACGTCGCCCACATCGCGGATCACGATGTCAGCCCGGAGGAGGTCGAGTACGTTGCAACACATCAACATTTGCGGTTTCCCGCTTCAAACAAAGGCGGGGAACTTCGATGGAAACTTTTTGGAATAACTCCTGAGGGCAGATACCTAGTGGTGATTTTTACCATCCGTGATGGCCGGTTTCGGACTGTGACTGCTTACACCATGAATCAATCTGAAAGGAGAAAATATGGCCCGGAACTTGAAAGTTGAAGCTCCTGCAAAGACGGCAGTGGATGTTTCCTGGTACGCCTCCGAGGAAGGACGTCGGCAAACGGAACGAGAGTTTGCGAAAGCACTCCGCAAAGGTAGCGTTGTCCGATCTGCTGGGATGAATGTTCCGTTGACCGACGCCGCGGTTCTCGCTGAGTTGGTGGCAAAGGCGAAAGCAAGAGCGACCAAGGCAATTTCGATCCGTGTTTCTGTTGCAGATATCGAACGAGCACGAGAACTGGCTGACCAGGAGGGAGTTGGTTATCAGACCATTTTGAAGCGGGCCATTCAGGAAGGTTTGAAAAAAGTATCCTAAGACGTCACTGTGCCGGGCGCAAGTTGCAGACTGAGAAACTCGCGTCGGCCGGCGCTGGATCGGGTCGCGCTCAGCACGGCAGACTGGGCCGCGCGAGGATTCTCTGCGATCGCCTGGACAGCCTCGCCGCGGAGCAGGTCTGTTGTGGCCGCGCCATCCAAGCGAATCACAACCGAAAGTGGTGCGTTCTGTGCCGTTCCAGCCGCAATCACCCCACCGCCGATCAGCGGCATTGGCATTCCGTTGGCAAAGCCAGGCTGCTGGTAGAGCGATCCACCGGACTGCGTGAGTGTGATCGACTGGGCCTGCGGCGGGATCCCACCGACCTTCTGTCCGGTCATCTGCCCCCACAGTTGAATCAGTTCGCGAATCTGCGGGCTCTGGGCGGCGAGCATATAGTTGCCGCCGAAGGCCGACTGCGCGGTCTGCGCCACCTGCGCCAACACGCCCTTGTCCCAGACATCGACGCCGTAGGTGGAACGAATGGCTTCCCGAGCTTTCTGCTCCGGTGTCTTCCGCAACATACTGATCAGGCCGATGCCCGCACCAATGGCTGCCCCAATCGCGGCTCCCATCGGGCCACCGATCGCGCCGATCTTGGCGCCCAGTGCTAGGCCCATGAGCAACCCGCCTCCCGTCGTGAGGCCAAATTTCAAGGCTTTGTTCTCCGATTTGTAGCCGGCCATCATGAGCAGTGGTCCGGCGAGCAACGCGGCCGTAGAGGTGCCGGCACCCGCAAGCGCACCCTTGATGCCACCGATCCCGGCGGCCGTTGTCGCGGCACCACCACCCAGCGCAATGGACCCGGAGTTAAAGAACAAACTGCTGAGCGCTGCGAGGCCTCCAGCGGTGGACATCAGGCCCCCAGTGGCTCCCGTGGTGCCGACGGGCGCGGCAGTTCCGGCCACGGAGCCCACTGGCCCCGCGAAGCCGCCCGTGCCGCCGGGAGCGCCCGGGATTCCAGCGGCAACAGTCCCAAACCCGCCCAGTCCGAGCATACCGGCCAGCCCCGCCAAGCCTCCGCCAGCGCGCGCACCTCCGAAAACCGGACTGCCTCCCAGTTGGCCACCGCCACGCACAAACGTGACCTGCCCCAATCCAAACAACTGCATCAACGACGCAGCCACGCGGCTGGTGACGATCTCGCGAATGGCCGTAAGCACGGCCACTTTCAGAGCATTCCCGATGGCGGCGAAGACGCTCTGGCTCCGGTTCAACAGCGCGTCGAATACTTTCTCCGCGCCACCCTTCAGCGACTCATACGCCCGCCGCTGCTGATCGACGATCAGTTGCGCCGACATGATACTCAGGTCCTGGGCCCGCTTCTCTTGCGTCCGCTTGAACTCGTCATCCAGCCCCTCGACGGTTGCGTAATACCGTTTCCAACTCGCCGTGCGAATGGCCGAGATCTGTTCGTCCGTGGCTCCGTTAACTCGCAGCCTTGCCTCAAGCATCAGCAACTCGCCATTGAACTCGAGCTCCAGCATGCGCTTCTTGTGCTCCAGCAGTTTCTGATCTGCAGCCACTTCGATCGCAAACTTCTGCTGCTCCACAGCGATCTTCTGGGCGACGGTAACCGCCTGGATCCGTTCCAGGCTCTGCAACTGCATGTCCCGCGAATGGGTGATCGCGTCCTCGTCCCGGCGCAGCCGGTCCATGTCGGTGGACTGCGCAATCTGCAGCGTCTCACCAGAGAAGCCGAGACGAGTTGAATACTGTTCTGCTCTGGGCATCAGTACCCGCTGCGCGTAGGCCTCGCGCTGCGCATCTATCTCTTCCGTCAACTGTTTCTGCCAACTGCCGAACACAAAGGGCCCTGGTTTCCCGCCCGGCCCGGCGATGCGTCCACCGAAGAGCGCCAGCCTCTCCCGCTCAACCTCGATCGCGATGGATTGGCGGAGTAGCTTCACGGCCTCTCCGGCGCCGGCATCGCGTGCGGCCTTGAACGCCTCCGCGTATTCCGGCTCAATCTTGAAAAGGCCTATGGCGAGTTGCCGCCGCGTCTGTTCGAGCTTGGCCCGCGCACCATCGACGGCAGCCTTGATGGCCACCTCGTTGGCTTTGAGCAGATTCTGCTTGATCTCCTCGTCCTGCTTGGCGCCGCCCCGCATCGTCTCCCGCAGCAGGTCGGAGTACTCGGTGTCTCCGAGAGATCCACGCGATGGAAGCCGCATTCCCCGGCGCTGCATGGATTCCTCCATCTTCCCGATGGCGAAGGACAGGTTCCGGTCAGCCTGTTGGCCCTTTGCCGCGTCACGGTTCGAGGCGAAGCCGATCTTGGCCCACACGCTGTCCTGGAGCCAGTTGGAAAAATCCTTGAGCGGACCGACGTTCTCCCGCAGCCACTCGCCCATCTTCCAACCGGCGAAGGCGGAGCCAACGACGGCGATGGCATTCCCAAACCGCAACAGGGTTGCTTCGCTCCCGATCAGGGCACCGCTCATGCCGGTGAGGACGGCGACAACGACGGTCCGTAGAGTGGTAAAGGCGGCCGCAGCCCTGGCCAGATTTGCCGGAACGAACGCAAAGACGCTTAGCAAACTGGGCACGACGGTTAATGCTGCGGTGAGAGCAATGATCCCCGCCGTCGTATTGCGCACCGGCTCGGGCAGTTCTCGGAACGACTTCAGCGTCGGGGTTAGATAGTCGATCATGCCGCGGAGCCCATCGACCGCCTTTCGCGCCGCAGGCGTGAAGGCTTCCCCCAACTCGACGGCGGCGAACTTTGCCGCATCTGCCAGTTTCGAGAACTGTGATCCGATCACGTTACTCGTGGTCGAAGCGCCAAGGCCGCCGAACTGCTTCTCCATGCCACGCAGAATCACCTGCAGACCGACATTGGCATCCAGGCGCTGTTGTTCGGCGAGTTTCATAACATCGCCCGCCGTCACCGGCTTTTTCGTTTGGCGCGACAGCTCTTCGGCGAGATACCGGGACGCCGCGATGCCGGCTTCACCCAACTGCTTGTTGATCTCCTCTGCGTTTAGGCGCCCTTTCACTTTGATCTGGCCGATGGCCAAGCCAATCTGGTTCAGCTTCTCAACGGTTCCTCCGACGCCAGCAGCCGAGTCAGCAACCGCCTTCACGGTGCGCAGCAGGTCCTGCCCCTTGAAACCGAAGGCGGAAAGCGAGGTGGTCAGGTTTTGCAGGTCCTGGAACTCGAAGGGCTGCTGGAGAGAGAGTGCCCGTAGATCAGTGAGCGTCTTCCGCGCCGCCTCGGCCGATCCCGTCATCTGGGTCATCGTGATCTGCGCGCGCTGGAAGTCCGAGGTAAGCCGCAAAAGCCCCGCACCCGCGCCACCGGTCAGGAGGCCCAGCAACGCCGCTTTGGCGCGTTCGAACTGCCGGGACATCTGTTCGACCTGCACGGAAACTCCGCGCAGAGATCCCGTCGCCTGGGTTGAAGCTGACTGCGCTGCGCCGCCGATTTGGCGAATTCCCTGGTTCAACTGGTTGATAGCTGCACCGGCCTGGCCAGTTTGGAAATCGACCTGGACGTAGATGCGGTTAGCTGCCATTGGGTATCCTGCAGATTCTCGGTTGCGTGACCATCACGCCGGAGGGGAAATCCAGTTCTGACTAGAGGCACCTAATCGCTGGGGCCTTCGTCGTTCGCAAAGTTGCGAATATAATGGGAGTGAATGCCCCGTTCGCGAGTCGTCCTTTATCGAGAGATCAATGGTGCGTGCCCGTTTCTGGACTGGTTCAGTGAATTGCCGCGGAAGGCCCAGGACAAATGCTTTGTTCGATTGGAACGACTTCGCGAACTTGGACACGAACTAAGGCGGCCCGAGGCCGATCTTCTTCGCGACGGAATCTATGAACTTCGTATCGTCTTCCAGGGAATTAACTATCGGATCCTCTACTTTT